TGGAAAATCCGTTACTGCCGTAATCCCACAATGTAGTTTTATTGCAACATCACAAAATAAAAAGAGTGTATTTATAACTGATCCAAAAGGAGAAATATTTAATACAACAAGTCAAATGTTTAAAGATAATGGTTATAATATCTTTACACTTGATTTTAGAAATCCAGAATTTTCTAATCATTTTAATTTATTAGAAACTGCTATTATTGAATATGAGTTATTTGATAAAAACGATAAATTAAGTCAAAAAGAACAAGATGAGAATTTGAAAATAAAATATAAAAATGAGTCTATAACTCATTACGCTCAATGTGATCAAATAGTAAATGATATATGTACTATGATTATGGCAGATAAAACTGCAAAAGAGGCATTTTGGAATAATAGTGCTAGTGATTTATTGTATGGAATTATATTTTTATTTTTAGAAGATTATGCTGATGGAAAAATTAAAAGAGAACAAATAACTCTTACATCAATGAAAAAATTTCAAAATAGTTCTATGACTGATAAAAATATTAAAGTTTTAAGAAAATATGTAGAGGCAAAACCTTATGGAAATAGGAGTAAAGATAAGTTAATACCTATTATATCCACTAGTGAGAATACTTATAAGAGTATTACTAGCATATTCAATGAAAGAATGACATTATTTGATGATGTTAATGTAGAAAATATTACATCTAATTGTGATAAAGGTTTTGATTTTGATATTTTAGGTAAAGAACCATCAGTTTTATATTGTTGTATTCCTGATGAGTCAAAGATTTATTATACTCTTGTATCAGTAGTAGTATCATTAATATATAAAAGGTTAGTATTATTATGTAATATGCAACCTAATAAGAAACTACCAACTGAACTAGTATTTTTATTAGATGAATTTGCAAATACACCACCACTACAAGATATTGAAACGATAGTATCAGTAGCAAGAAGTAGAGGTATGTATTTTCAATTTTTTTTACAAAGTTTTGCTCAATTAGATAATTTATATGGAAAAGAAGTTAGTCAGATAATACAAGATAACTGTGGTCTAGCATATCTTAAAACTAATACACAGGAAACTGCTGAAGCTATCAGTAGTCGTCTAGGTACTCACGGAGTAGAAACTACATCTTTAAATTATTCTATGAGTTTTATGAATAATAATGGTAGTAAAGGAACAAGTTTAATTTCAAGAAGATTATTAACTGCTGATGAAATAAAACAATTACATTATAAGACTATTATATTTTCAACAGTAGGTTATCCTATATTTCGTGATACAGTAGTTTATCAAAAGTTTAGTTGTTATCAAAAAGGTTGTATTGAAAGAAAAATAAGACCACTTGAAAGATTAATAAATACTTATTATACAGTAGAGCAATTAAAGTTTAATGACAATAATGAGCAAGAGCCGAAACTTAATACTGCTGAATCACAAAAGAAAACTAAATTAGTATCTATTATAAATGAGGTTATAAAGATATTTGGAAAAATTGATTTTAATGTTGAGTATGTAAAAGATGAAAACGATATTACTGCTCAACTTTTTTTAGCACCACCATTATCAACTAATGATTTAAAGGGATTAGAAGAATTAAGTAGTAAATTAGATTTTGGCTATAATGCAATATCTGATAAAGGAAAAGTTAATAGAAAAAATAGAAACTCTCTGATAGAGATTTTTTTAATTGATAGAGAAAAAGAAATGTGAAAGAAGGTGTAAAAAATGAATAATGACTTTTTTAGAGAATTTTTATCTATAAGAGATGAAACTTTAAAGAATATACAATTAGATAATAATAGTTGGAATAAGTTTATTACTTATTGGTCAAAAATATTAGATAAGTATAGTGTTGATAATGTACTTAATTTATATACCTACAATTCAAGTGGTAGAACATTTATGACTTTTGATGAATGGAATAGTGAAGAAGTAGGAAGAAGAATTAAACCTAAAAGTAAAGGAATACCAATAATTATTAATAATTGGAAAGGTTATGTTTTTGATATAAGACAAACTTATGGCAAAGAATATAGAACATGGAATTATAATCATTTTGTAGATAAACCTTTGTTAGAGTATTATCAAGATAATGTAGGTATTACGAATGATGATAATAAATCGTTGTATGAAAACTTTTATGATACTTTTTATGAAATATCTATAAAGCAAATAATGAATAATTATATGACAATGTCGGCAGATGAAGTGGAGTTCGTTGCAAAAACAATGACTTCACTTTTTTTAGCAAAAGCTAATTTTAATATATATAATCTACCAAACTCTTATGAACTATTAGAAGAAATGGATAGTGATGATATTTTAAAATGTATGCAAATTGCCAATAAGGAAACTGCTACTATATATAATGATTTTGTAGAAAAAGCAACAAGTCTTGAAAATATACAAAATTATATTCAAACCAATGTGCTTTTTCAATTTAAAGATGACAATATATTAAGTAATGAAGAAAAACAAAACTTTTTATCTGGTATAGAAGTTAATACACCATTTAATAATCGGATATTAGAAAATATATATGATAGTTATGTTAATAGATATGAGCATTCATTTAAGAGAAAAGTAAATCCAATTCAAGAAGAAAAAACTTTGTCATTTGATAATGAAAATGTATATATAAATAATGAAAAAGTTAGTGAAGAAGAATTTGATGAAGAATTTACTAAAATGGAAGAAGAACATTTTGATAATGTTCACGAATTAAATAATAGTAATGATAATGTAGAGCAAATGAGTTTATTTGCTCCAAGAGAAGAAGAACTTGCAAATAAAATATGTGATATATTTAATTCTTTTGACACTAAATATCAAAATACTTTTGAAATTCATAATGTTGAATTACAAGTATGGGAACATATTAAATCTAATAAAAGAAATCTATCTATAATTTTATCTAGTCCTATTGCAGATATGGGAGAAAATGCTTTTTCATATTTTAATCCTGATAAGACTGATGAAATTAAATTAAATGAAGGTATAAAAAATAATGCTTTTATTCAATCATTATATAAGGATAAAGACTTTTCTATTTATATATCTCCTGACTTAATACATATATATTGGAATAATTTTGATGAAAAACAATTTGATATGTCTATACCAAGTACAAAAGTGGTAGATCAAAATGAAATTGATAATCAGGAATTAGAACAAATTGATAATGAAGTATCTTCTATTATTGAAGATGAGGAAGACAATGATATTGATTATAAGGTTACTACTGCTGAAATAATACCAACAAGAGATGGTATAGAAACTAATGTGATAGAAGAACATAATTATAATAGTAATGGACAAGAAATTAAAGAAGAATATCCACCAATAAATTATCACATTAGTGATGATAAAGTTGATACAAGTTTTGGTGCTAAATCAAGATTTGAAGATAATGTAAAAGCAATAGAACTTTTAAAGGAGTTAGAGAGTGAAGATAGAAATGCAACAAAAGAAGAACAAGATATTTTATCCCGTTATGTAGGTTGGGGTGGAATTGCTGATGCTTTTGACGAAAGAAAAGATAATTGGAAAACTGAAAGAGAAAGATTAAAACTTCTATTAAATGAAGAAGAATATAAAGCAGCTGCACATTCTACTTTATCATCATTCTATACTCCAAATATGGCAATAGATGGAATATATAAAACATTAAAACAATTTGGATTTGAAAAAGGAAATATTTTAGAGCCAAGTTGTGCTATTGGTAATTTCTTTGGAAGATTACCTAGTGAATTTGATAAATCTAAATTATATGGTGTTGAGTTAGATAGTATAAGTGGTAGAATTGCTAAAAAACTTTATCCAAATGCAAAAATAGAAATAACAGGTTATGAAAATTCAAAAGTAGCAGATGAGTTATTTGATGTTGCAGTTGGTAATGTTCCTTTTGGAAATAATACTGTCTATGATAAAAGATATAAAGATAAGTTTTTAATTCACGATTATTTCTTTCAAAAAACATTAGATAAAGTTAGAGATGGTGGAATAATTGCTTTTATAACTACTGATGGAACATTAGATAAAAAAGACACAAGAGTAAGAGAATATATTGCTAAAAGAGCAGAGTTTTTAGGAGCAATTAGATTACCAAATAATACATTTACTTCTAATGCAAATGCAAAGGTTACATCTGATATTATTTTCTTAAAAAAGAGAGACGAATTAAAACAAGACATAAGTGATGAAAAGTGGATTTATACAAGTGAATATGAAGATGGAATAACAATAAACAATTATTATATTGATAATCCAAATATGATGCTTGGTAAAATGGAACTTCAATCTACTGCTTATGGTTATGATAATACATTATCTCCAATAGATGAGGATATAAATGTTTTAATGAATCAAGCAATAGAACATTTACCTAGTAATATTTACGAGCAAACAAATTTTATTCAAAACGAAGAAAATGATTATGAAGTATTAGATGCAGATGATAGTATTAAGAATAATGCTTTTACTATTATTAATAAAGATGGTAAAGATATAATTTATCAAAGGTCATTTTCTAGTTTAGTACCATATTCTATTCAAGATGGTATGGTTGCTAAAAGAATTATAGGTCTTTGTAAAGTTAAAAATGCTTTAAGAGAGGTATTTGATATTCAACTTCGTGATGGTAGTGATGAAGAATTATCACTAGCACAAGAAAAGTTAAGTAAAGAATATGATGAGTTTTATAAAAAATATGGTTATATTAACGATAGTGTAAATGCAAGAGCATTTGATAGTGATCCAGATTATTACTTACTTACATCTATTGAAAATAAAGTAAGTAAAGATGATGAAGATGAAAATGATAAACCTAAATATGAAAAGGGAGATGTCTTTACAAAAAGGACAATAAGAAAAAGTAAAGTAATAACAAGTGCAGAAAATGCAGAAGATGCTTTAAAGTATTCACTTAATAATCGTGGTTGTGTTGATTTTGAATATATGAAAACATTATATCCAAAAAGTGAAGAAGAAATGATTGATGAACTTGATAATCTAATTTATCAAGATCCTGAAAAACTTAATGATTTTAATAAAGGTTGGGTTATAGCAAGTGAATATTTAAGTGGAAATGTTAAACATAAACTTAATTATGCTAAATCAATAAATGAAGATAATAAGTTTGATAAGAATATTCTTGCACTTGAAAGAGTACAACCTATACCACTTGAATATGATGAGATAAGTGTAAAGTTAGGATCAACTTGGATACCAGAAGATGTGTATCATCAATTTTGTTGTGAATTATTAGATATTCAAAGTTGGAATAAAAGTAGATTAAAAATAAAATATGCCAAAGAAGTAAATACTTGGTTATTTCAAGCTAGTGGTTTATATGGTTATGGAGTTAAAAATACAAATACTTGGGGAACTGATAGAGCAGATGCTTTATCATTAATAAAAAATGCTTTAAATCTTCAAAGTGTAACAGTTTATGATACATTAGAAGATGATAGGAGAGTTGTAAATCCTGTTGAAACTGCAAATGCAAGAGAAAAACAAGAACTAATAAAACAAGAGTTTAAAGAGTGGATTTGGAAAGATGAAGATAGAAGAAATAGACTAACAAAACTTTACAACGAACAATTTAATTGTATGAGAGAAAGAGAGTTTGATGGTAGTCATCTTACTTTTGATGGTATGAATCCGAATATAGAATTAAGAGAACATCAAAAAAATGCAGTTGCTCGTGTTTTATATGGTGGTAATACTTTACTTGCTCACGCAGTTGGAGCAGGAAAAACTTATGAATGTATTGCTAGTGCTATGGAATTAAAAAGACTAGGAATTGTTAGTAAGCCAATGTTTGTTGTACCTAATCATTTGTTAGGACAATGGGCTAATGAAATATTAAAATTATATCCTACTGCAAACATACTTGTTGCTACTCAAAAAGACTTTGAAAAGACACGAAGAAAAAAACTTATGGGAAAAATAGCAACAGGAGAATGGGATGCAGTTTTAATTGCTCATTCAAGTTTTGGATTAATTCCTATGAGTAAAGAATATGAACAAAAACATATGGAAGAACAAATAGAAGAAGTTGTTAATGCTATTGAAAGGATAAAAGCAGAATCTGGTGATGGTTTAAGTGTTAAAAAACTTGAACAAATTAAAACAAGTATGGATACTAAATTAAAAGCATTATTAGATAGACCAAAAGATGATGTAGTAACATTTGAAGAACTTGGAGTAGATGAGTTAATTGTAGATGAGGCACATATGTTTAAGAACTTACCAATGTATTCAAAAATAAGAAATGTTGCAGGAATAAATAATAGTGAAAGTAAAAAAGCAACAGACTTATTTATGAAGATAAGTTATATACTTGAAAACAACGGAGGTAAAGGAGCAGTATTTGCAACAGGTACTCCAATATCTAATTCAATGGGAGAATTATTTGCAATGCAAAAATATCTTCAAATTGATAGGTTAAGAGAAATGGGACTAGAACATTTTGATGAATGGGCATCAACTTTTGGAGAAGTGGTTAATAGTTTTGAAATTGCTCCTGATGGTAGTGGTTTTAGAACGAAAGCACGATTTGCACAATTCTTTAATATTCCAGAGTTAATGACTTTATTTAAAGAAGTTGCTGATATTAAAACTTCAAAAATGTTAGATTTACCTACACCTAAATTAAAAGGTGGAGATTATAAAACAATAGTAGCACCTAAAAGTGAAGAATTAGGAGAGTATGTAGATAAATTAGCAGAACGAAGTGAAAGAATTAGAAATGGTTGTGATCCACGAGAAGATAATATGCTACTTGTTACCAATGATGGTAGAAAAGCAGCACTAGATTTAAGAATGATAGATCCAAGTATGCCAGACTTACCTAATTCAAAAATAAATATGGCAGTAGAGAATATTTATAGAGTATGGTTAGAAAATAAAGAGGACAAGTTAACGCAACTTGTCTTTTGTGATTTATCTACACCTAAAAATGATGGTACTTTTAATGTCTATGATGATATTAAAAACAAATTGATTGCAAAAGGTGTACCAGAGGAAGAAATAGAGTTTATTCATAATGCTAAAACTAATCCTCAAAAATTGAAATTATTTGAAGATATGAGAAATGGTACAAAACGAATACTTATAGGATCAACTTCTAAAATGGGAGCAGGTATGAATGTACAAGATAAATTGATTGCTTTGCATCATTTAGATTGTCCGTGGCGACCTTCTGATATAGAACAAAGAGAAGGTAGAATATTAAGACAAGGAAATCAAAATGCAGAAGTTGAAATATATAGGTATGTAACCGAAGGAAGTTTTGATGCTTATTCATATCAATTAATTCAAACTAAATCAACTTTCATAAATCAAATAATGGCTAATAGTAATGGTGGTGGAAGAACTGCCGAAGATTTAGATAGAGATACTTTGACTTATGCCGAAGTAAAAGCTCTTGCAAGTGGTAATCCATTAATATTAGAAAAATTTAAAGTTGAAAATGAATTAAAGCAACTTTATTTATCTAAAAGTAGATATGATAAATCTCATATAGAACTTGAATCTAAATATAATAGTGAAATACCAAGACAATTAAAGTATCAAAATCAATACTTAAATGGGCTTGAAGAAGATATTAAAAATGTTAAAGATTTATCAGGAGATAATTTTATGATAATGATTAGAGATAAGATATATGATTCAAGAAAAGATGCTAGTACAAAATTATATGAAAGTTTTTCGTTATTGAAAACAGGTTCTGAAACTTTACTAGGACAAATAAGTGGTTTTGATATTGTAGGAACAAAAGATGACTTATGGTATAAACCTATTATATATATAAAAGGTGCAGGAAAATATAAAGTAGAAATAAGTAATTTAGATGAAATAGGAAATATCTATAAATTAGAAAATATGCTTAAAAGTTTTGATAATAAGATAAATACTGTTAAAGAACAAATTGCTTATAATGAAAAACAACTTATTGATATAAAAGATGAACTTGATAAACCTTTTACACAACAAGATAGAATTAGAGAACTTCAAAAAGAAAAAGCACGAATAGATAGTGAACTTGATTTAGATAAACAAGAAAATACTAGAAGTGTTGAAGAAGTTAATGAAGAAGAATTAGAAAGATAAAAGTTTTTAGATTTTTTGTAAAAAAACTCTTGCAAAATTCACTTTTTTAAGTGATAAATTAAACGAAGAAAAAAGGCCGTTAAATATATCTAATTTAATCGGTATTAAACTTGATAGTTGAGGTTGGACAGTTATAAGCACCAAAAAATAAAACCTCTTAAAACGGCTTTATTTCGTTCTTTTGAAAGGAGTTGTTTTATGGAAGAAAAAAAGGTATTAAACAACAGACTAAAAACTTGGTTATTTGATATTGTAGAAGATATGATTGAAAGTACAATAGAAGATAATCCTGAAAAAGTATCAACGATTATTGCAGTCAATAATTTTATTGAACAATTAGATTTAGATCAACAAGAACTAGAAATGACTGAAATAGTAGGAGAAAAAATAACGAATAGAATATTTGATGAAATCAAAAGTAATATTTAAGGAGGAATGATTTATGTATATTACTGAAACAACTGATAATGTTAAAAAGTTAATAGAAGAATTGGAAAAAAAGGAAGATTTAAATAAATTAAAATTTCTTATTTATATTTTCGGATTATTAAATAATAATCAAATAAATGATAAAAATGAAGCAAATCCAAATTTGATAGAAAATGATGATATGAAAATATTATCTTTGGAATTACTAGGAATGTCTGAAAATGCCAATACAATTTTTTTACAGTATTTGGTTATGTTGCATAATATAATGACTGAATCAAAAGATGCTTATGAAGATAATGGAAATGTCATTGGAGTTAAGTATAGTGATGATGATAAAAAATTAGCATCAACTTTTGAAAAACTAGATTTCAATGAAAAACTTGATGTATTTAGTGAAATTATCATTAGATATGATAATGAAACATATTTTACAAATAAAATAACTATGATTACATTTGATTCTAAGTCTAATGGATTTGAAATAGCAAAGCAAATTCAAAATTTTAAAAATTAAGATTATATATATCTATAAATTGTTATTTGAAAACTTAATATTTTAAATAATGATTTATAGGGTGTATTCTCTTTCATTAAGAAAATATTGAGTTTCAAATTATGACAAATCTAGGGAACTCAATAGAGTTCTTTTTTTGGAATTTTAATAATATTCTTAATGGAAGGGAGATAAAATGATAAAGTCTAGTGAACAACTCAATTATGAAGTTGAATTAATTTTAAATGAAAATTTATATAAAAAGAAAATAATCACAGAAGATGTTTATAAAAAGGTTAATGAAAAATTACTTAAATTAATAGAAATATGTAAAACAAGAAATAAACCTATTAATGATAGTGGTTAATAGGTAGAAAGGAGACATTATGGAATTATATAAGATTAGAAATAGAATTTCAATGGGAGAAAGTTTATATGATCTTCCTTTAAGAGTTACATTTTATGCTCGTGTATCTACTGACAAAGATGTACAGTTAAATTCATTAGATAATCAAGTAATGTATTTTAGGAATTTAATAACTGAAAATAAGAATTGGACTTATGTTGATGGATATATTGATGAAGGTATAAGTGGAACAAGTGTTAATAAAAGAGAAGACTTTTTAAGAATGATTGAAGATTCAAAAAAAGGAATGTTTGATTTAATTCTAACAAAAGAAATATCAAGATTTTCAAGAAGTACACTAGATAGTATCAAATATACACAAGAATTATTAGAAAATAATGTTGGAGTTTTATTTCAATCAGATAATATTAATACCATAATGCCAGATTCAGAACTTCGTTTGACTATTATGGCTAGTATTGCACAAGAAGAAGTTCGTAAATTAAGTGAAAGAGTGAAGTTTGGAATGAAAAGAAGTATAGAAAAAGGAAAAGTATTAGGAAATAATGTTATTACAGGATACAAAAAAGAAAAAGGTAAATTAGTAATAGTAGAAAAAGAAGCAGAGATGATAAGAATAATTTATGAATTGTATGCAACAGGAGAACATGGACTAGGATACATATCAGATTATTTATATGCCAAAGGTTTTAAAACGAGAAAAGGTGGTTATATACATACCACTACTTTAAGGAGAATTATTACTAATCCTAAATATAAAGGTTTTTATTGTACTAATACGGTTAAACATTTAGATTATAGAACTAAAAAGCAAATTAGATTACCTCAAAGTGAATGGGTAGTTTATGACAGTAATGGAGATATACCTGCTATTGTATCTCCTGCACTATGGGATAAAGCAAATGAGATACTTGCAAATAAATCAAGTGGATATTGTGCAAAAATAAAAGATATGGGTGCATTCAAGAGAACAACAACTTATGGTGGATTGCTTATATGTGCAGAACATAATGTTGCTTTTAGAAGATTGACAGCTAATAATAAGACTGTAAGTTGGAAATGTGGAGAAATGTTAAGACATGGTCTTTCTGCTTGTGAAAGTCCAATACTTTATGAAAGTGAATTAGATGATATTTTTCATAAAGTAATTAATAAATTAATAGAAGATAGATCAAAAATAATCAAACATTTATCTGAATTATATAAGGAAGCAAATAATAGTAAAAATTATGAGTATGAAATAAAAAAAGTATATAAACAAATAGATGAAATTAATTTAAAGAAAAATAAACTATTAGATTTCTTGATAGGGGAAGTTGTTAGCAAAGAAGAATATCAACGAAGAAATGGAGAATTAGAGCAGGAAATTGAAAATTTAAATAATAAAATAATTAAATTAAAAAGTGATGAACTATATGAAAAACAATTAAGAGAAAAGTATAAAGAAATAGATGAAAAAATAAGTAATGAAGTAGATAGTGAAGAATCTTTCCAAAAACTAGTTCAACTTCTTATTGAAAGAGCAGTTGTATCTAAAATAGATGGTGATAGGAGAAAGATTAAATTAGATATTTATGCCAATGTTGTTGGTAAAAAATTAACTGTCTATGATAAGACAGTTTTAGACGACTCCGATTCATCACTATGTAGTCATAAGGAAAATTATGACAGCTATTATTGCTATTGAAAATGGTGATGTTAATAAATATGTAACTGTTGGTGATGAGGTTTTAAAAGCATATGGTTCGGGCATTTATGTAAAACCTGGTGAAAAAATAAAG